CTGGTCTATTGTTTAGCTAGTACAACATTTTACGGTATTTTAGGATAATATAAATATGGTAGTTATGATTTTATATTAAACTCATGGATGTTGCTACTTTAAAAAATAACTTTGAAGCTCAACTCAAAGACGTTGACGAAAAAATTTCAAAATTACAAGAAGAACTAGATAAGGCAAAAGAATACAAGTTAAAACTTCAAGGGGGAATGGAAACTCTAGATCTTCTTTCTTCCGAAGAAGAACCTGTACAATCTGTCGAAACTGAAATTGTAGAATAAATATCAGTAAAAGAGAAATCTAATGGCAGCAGTACCCATTAATCTTGTTATAGAGCAGGGGACAGATTATTACGCAACCTTCACCGTTACTAACGATGATGGGACTCCTCTTAACCTATCTGGATACACTGGTACTTGTAAGATGAAGAGAACTTATTCTTCATCTGGATCCCCCATAGAATTGACATTAGGTTTTATAAGCAGGTCTAATGGAAAGATTTTTATTTCCATGACCGCCAACCAAACAACTTTATTGAAAGCAAGAAGATATGTTTATGAAATTGTTTTGATATCTCCAAACAATGTTAAAGGAAGAGTGATTGAAGGATTAATAGAAGTAACTCCTGGAGTACTATAATGACAGATTATAATGTAATTATAGGCAATAATCCTCAATTTCATGTTGGCGTCAATTATGAGATGCCAAGCAAATCAAATCAATATCAAAATGAAATTATTGAAGATTTTGCTTCTCAGTTTAATGGAACTCAAACTACTTTTAATTTAGTAGTAAATGGCGATGCTTACTATCCAGTAAACGCACAGCAACTAATTGTTTCTATTAACAACATTGTTTTAGAACCAAACGTAGATTATACTGTTGTAGATCATTCTATAACATTTACTAATCCACCATTAGCAGGTCAAAACTTTTTTGCTGTTGCTCTTGCTACTACAGCAGACCTCACAAGAACCATTAATTATGTTATTGATGCAACTCCAAATGTAGTTGGTGTTGGTATTAAAGGACATCTGACTATTGACGTGACTGGTATTATTGAATCTTGGACTGTGCTTGCTGATGTTCCTGGAAATTTGGTGATGGATATTAAAAAATCTTCCTATATAACATACCCATCTTTTGTTTCTATAGCAGGAACAGAAAAACCATCTTTAAGCAACCAAGCAAAAAATAAAGATGACGGTCTTTCAACTTGGGATGTTAACTTAACTGCTGGTGATATTCTACGTTTTGAAGTAGAAAGTTGTGATTACGTTAAGCAATTTCTGATTGCTATAAAATTAAAATTATGATAAATACTATTAGTCAAACATAAATCGACGAAATTTCTGGAGGAAATTCTCAAATGGCATTACTCGTACCCGATATTGGTGAACAGGAGTCAATCCGTTATATTGTTAACAACACCCAACAAGCTCCCCGTAACTTAATTCTGAAACTAGTATCTTCATCAACTGCTACCCCAGCTTATGCTCCAGCAGAAGCAGATACTCCTAAGTCACTACGCACAGCTCTTTTCGTAGAACCATATACCTACGCAAACAACGCTACTGCTGATAGCAGTCCTTATGGTTACCAAAAAGTTACTGATACTGGAACAAACGTAATTTCAAGAGCACCTTCTAGTGTTTATTCTAACCAGTATGGTATTCTTCTTCATGGTTCAAACTGGACAGTAACAACAACTGCTGGTGGTACTAACGTAACTACAGCAAGCTACCCACAGCAAACATTCCAGTTCACATCTGGTTCTACATATATCCACGGATATTATGTTGCTCGTGCTAATACTATTTCACAGCAATTCCTAAACAATAGTGGTGCTACTGCTGGTGTTACAGTTGCTGCTACTTCTTTCACAGCAACCGCCGCAGCTGCTATCGCAACTCCTGTTGTTACAAACACTTTGGGAAGCAAAATTCTTGCTCTTTCTCCAGTTCAACAGGTAACTGCTAGCGGTTCTCAAGGTGCTGGTCAGGGTGTTTATAACTCTACCTCCATCTTTATCGGCGCTACTGTTTCAGCTTCTGTTGGTGACTATGTAGTTGGTACTGGTGTTGGTCCTTATGCTCGCATCACAGGAATTTCTGGTACAACTAGCACAACCGCAATTTCAGTTTCAGTTCCTTGTACAGGTTCTGTTAGTGGCAATACCCTTAGCTTCTACTCTGGTAAAGTTGCTCCTGGTCAAACTGTTGCTGACGTTGGTAACGCCACCATTCCTGCCTCAACAACTGTTACTGGTTATGACCCAGTAAACGGTTATGTATTCATGAGTGCTGCTTTCACTGGAACAGTTTCCACTACAATTACATTTAGCTATCTAAACGTTCTTGCTACCGCTCACGGTGGTACAAACGGTGACGTTATCTTCCTTGCTAATGACACTGCTGTTATTACTGAACAGTCATACACCATTCAAAACGTTGCTGCCAACTCATTTGATACTTGGCCTGCACTTCCTTCGACTGCTACCGCAGGTAGAGTTGTTATCTATGATAGCATCATGTACGAAGAGAAATTCACAAATGGTCCATACTACATTCAGAACAACGGTGACCAAATTAAGATTACTCTAAACGTTTCACTCGACTGATATATATTTTATATACTCTATACTATTTTATCTTGGGTGAGGATGAGTATATCCTCACCCTATTTTTTTAGTAGCGTAATAGATGGCAATTTATTCTTATATTGGTTTAGCAAAAAATTATTATTTTAGTCCATTTAATGTAGTATTCAACGATGCTACATTTCAAGATGGATTCCCCAGCCCTGCCATATCTAATAAAGCATCTACTTCTAAAGCATCTGTATTTACATTTTCATGTGATAATCAATATGGATATTT